CCATATCTAAATCAAAGTAATTTCCATCAGAATCATAAGAGAGCATTGTTTCTGCTGTTGAGCCAGTTCCATAAGGAATTACAATTTTTTTATCTGATGCTCTTGTAATTTGATAAGACGCACTTTCTATCAATAAGTTTTCTGGTGTTGCCTTTGCTGTTGTATAGACATTGGGAGACCAGTTTTTTTCTCTCACAAAGAATCTAAATCTCTCGGTTTGCCCTCTATTGTATTTTGGCTTGAGATTCTTAACACTTACGACATATTTTGTATTTGGATTAAAGTTTGAAAAGGAATGTTCTTTTGGAACTATTACTGATCCTGTGTGTAACTCGCTGCCACTCATAGTCCAAACATCAACTAAGTAAGGATACGTTGCCGTTACTGCGCTTGCTGTTGTAGAAAAAGTTGCCTTGTAAACACCTTTTGATTCTCGTGAGGCACTTAGAAAATTTACCGCAGTATTGGAAGAATTACGAAAATAACGCGCTGTTCCTTCAGGTACAGACCCAGAGGAGTAATAGAGGTTTAAAACCGGAATGGCGTTGGAATCTCCTGCAATGTCGCGTAGATTTCCACGAATGTAGTTATACATGTAGAGTGTATTTAGATTTTCAACTGCTGGCGCTAAAGAAGAACTGAGATAGAAATTTGCTCTATTGTCTTTCCTAGTTGAATCCCATCGAGCCTCTAGCACAGGGCGACTAAAGTAAAATTCTGATGATCTTGCAAAAAACTTCTTTGTGTAGTAAGAGAATTGAGCCCCCTCTGGGTTTGAAGACGACGAGGCTTCGTATGATGCTGAAAGATGTACACCAAAGCCATAGTTTTCTTTTGTACCAGCAATCCATTCATCAACCAATGTTGTTACGTTAACTTCAAGATCTTCGTCGCCTTTGTCGAAAGAGGCAACATAAATTGGAGAAGTATGATAATCACCACCTGCTGTTGTCCAACTAGTTGATCCTGCTCTGCGTGTCCAGTTAGAACCAATATTATCAAAAGTTAAGTCACTATAGTTTTCCATGTCAAGGCCGTTACCCTCTTCCCACGAAGAAGAAACAGCCAATACGTCAAGTTTATAGTTCTTTGGAAGAGTGTGTGGGTGCCTAGCGTTAAACATCTTGAGATAGTAAGTCACACCAGAGCTTGGTATCAATCCAGCGTCTTTATCTGCTTTAATCTCTTCAATCACAGGGAACTGGAGTATGATTCTTGCCAACTCGGTTGAGGTTGAAGATTCTTGCGCATAAATTGAAAATGTCTCTAGAATGTCAGCCTGGCCCATGTTAGATCCCGTGCCTCGAACTGTTAAATTCTCCTGAAACGCGTTTGTTATTGTGTTATCTGCATTTGCGAAATATCTTTTTATGGCCATTATTTTGCTATCCCTTTAATATCGTTGTCTGGAAATTTAAGTTCCATGATTGAATTGTTTGGTGTTTCATAGAATGTTGCGTCTCTAGAGAGTATTTTATCCATCTGCAATGAAATCGGTGAGTATACTCCACCGGTTTTGTTTTTCACTTCAACCTTTCTTACGTCTAAAACACCGTCAACACGATTCAACGTTGAATAAACTCTTGTTATATATAGAGGCTCTCCAATGTAAAGTTTGTCGGCGAAAAGTTCTTTTGTTTTTTGTATGCACTCTGATAGTACCGTATCCTGTGAGAATCTTTTGTCTACCATAACAGTGAATTCTAATTGAAAATTTATAATTTTTGGATCATAAATCTCTATTTGATCATTCAAAGACCTATATTGGTTAATCCAGTTTTTAATGTTGTTTTTTGTTACATCATTGGTCTGTGTCAGGTTTCCATTATTGTCTTGAGAAATTACGTACAAAGAAATCTTCCTATTACTAGATGATGGGTCATTTATAATGTTTGCTCTTGTGATAGCACCAAATTTTGGTGGCATGTTGTAGATCAGCGATTCGTAATCCTGCTTGGTTACAGCTCTTCCCTGTGAAGCGTATCTAGATTTTGCTCTCTGTTTCAATTCTTCAACAGAGATGTCAACATCTATGGAGGTTAACGGATCTTCATTATTAACTTCTAAGGAATTTTCAACAAAATTTCTTTGTGAGTCCACGATAACCGACAAGTCTTTGAAAATAAAAGATTTATTGTTTACCTGATTTATTGAATTCGCTGGAACGTTCGTGCTCTCCGGAGAATTAGACCGATAAACAACTGACAGTTCTGTATTATAGGGTGAGATTCCTAACTTATTTGTGGAAATAAGCTTTGATGGATCAAAAGATTTTTGAGTGATGTAATTTTTACCTTGCATCTTTAAAGCAACACGAGATGGATCTGTTATACCGCCATCTTCTACATCCTCAGACCCAAAGCCAAACTGCAAAAATGTTCCCGTATCATCTTGCTCTAAGACAAATCTTCTAGTGGTTGAAAAAGGCTTAAGTATTGACCTGACACCGTCATTTGCAGCATTTTGGTTTGTTGTGTCAACAAATACCACTTCCTGAGATAAGTGTTCCACTTCATAATATCTATTACCCTCTGCATCATACACAGAGATAATCTCTGAGATGTTTGGGGCACCTATTCTAACTTTTTTGAATTTTTCAAATACTGAGTTGGTTAAGTCCACAGTTGCTATCTGTAGGACCCCAGATTGTACTTGTCCATAGTTCCTTACCGCAAAATAAGTTGTTGCACCCGTTGTGGAATTAAATCTAGCAGCAACAATGTCTGAGGTTTCGTCTGAGAAGTTTACATCCTCTGAGAGTATGAAGTTACCTCCGTCTGGTGTTATAAAGCTTGTACCCTCTTTTAAGATTGGCAAATACGTATCATCTGGTGTTGTACCATCAGAATTTGCAGGACATAAAATAAACAAAGAAACAGTACCAAAAGATGAAGGTGTTCCAGCATATTTATAGCCCATCGCTCTTGCGTGTTTTCTGACGTTTTCAAATTCTAAAGAAGTATCTAGAAAGCTCTCATTTACATGATAATCCAAATAGTAAGACAGAATGTCTCCGGAATAAGCAACAGTATCTAAAACTAAAGACCCAAACGATGCATCAGAAAAATCTCTATATGCGTTTGGATAGTATCTTTTGGCGTATTCAACCAAATCCTCTTTGATGCTTTCAAACTCTCTGCTCGTGTATTTAATTGCAACATTTTTATTTTTTGGCATATATAATCCTCACAACTACAGTAAGTAGTTTTCTTTCCAAATTTAAATTTAGACAGGCAAATTCTCTAAAGTTTCAGATAAAGTCAACTCAAACAAGGAAGCAAGATTAGAATCTTTGACATAGTAACTCATTTTTATTGACATTTGATTAGCACTATTGAAGGTTATATCAAGAGCGGTTATTTTTATGTATGGCAAGTATGTGGAAATTTGCGATAAGATGTTTTCTCGTATAGGAGGTAGCCCCGAAGAGCCTCTTTCTATCTCAGTTTGAAGCTCAAACAGGTACTTGTATAATCCAACACCAAAATCCGGAAGTGCTAATCTTTCTCCGGGGTTAGTTAAAAGCACCATTCTAATATTTTGGTCCACCACTTTTGTTAAATCTGTAACGCTGTGGGTTTGATAGGCACCTGTTTCTTCGTCTATTTGCAGTGGGAACACTGGTGAAATTGTTTGTGTTGGCATTTTTTAATTTCCTCCTATGGTAAATAACTTACCAAAATCATTTTTACACTCATTACCATCTTTATCCTGTGGGTTCTCTTTTACTATTCTTCTTTTCATGTCCCAAGAGAACTCGCCATAATCTATAAAAGAAATTGCATTTGTTGCTCTTCTTTGTTGGGCTTTGACAATATCTTCGTTATTCACTTCTTCGTTTGGCGGATCTCTATCATCATTCCTATAAAAAGACACAAAAAGTTTTCTAGATTGTGATTTGGAATCATTAAAGGCCCTAGAGATATCACCAGGTGAAACAACCATCGTATCATCCACAGTTCTCTCACTTGGGGCCCCCAAAGAAGGTATAAAGTTAACATAAGAGTAAATTGTATACAAGGAAGGGATTTTTTTAATCTGAAGGACATTGTCTACAAGGTGCTTGAAGTTTTCTGTTTTTGCCATTTTGTCAACATAACACTTTAATTCCTGGTTTAAATTATCATTCGAATTAATCAATTCTTTAATTTTAACATCCAAAATGTCTTCTTCATAAGAACAAATGGGGAAACTAAACTTAGAACTCTCAAGTAGTTTTCTACCCGATTCCGTATCGAATGCTGCAGGGGATTGAACAAAAGTTCTATGTTCTCGGGATACATCATTTATTTGTACTGGTAAGCTGAATCCTGCTGGTGGAATAAAACATAAACGTACTCCAAATTTTATTCCAATATTTCCTTCATAAGATAGTCCATCCTCTGCTAGAACTGCATCTCCAAAGTAGTCTGAGATGTTCTTTTCTCCGCTCAAACTAAGTCTGTTATCGTTTAAAAAGCTTTTTAATTCTTTTATATTAATCAATCC